GTAAAGTGGCACAGTATTATTAAAGAGATTGCAAAGTCGTTAGATGTAGACCCTGACCAAGTTGTTAATGACCCAGAACAAGCAGCAATATTTATGAAACTCATGGGAGAAGCAAATGGAAATCAACAAACTCAAAGCAATAACCCACAACAAGGTGGCATGGGACCTACTAATGGAATACCTGCAGGAGCAAATGTCGCAGACACACAAGGGTCTGGAGGTAGCAACATCGGAGTCGGAACTCCACAGGTTGCAGGGGAAGGCGGCTTTACTGCACCAGATAATGAACCTCAAGGAGCAGCTTAAATAAATGTCAGCACTTTCTGATTTACAAAAAAAATTAGAACAAGAAGCACAAGGAATTATGTTTCCTTTTAGTGCTAAAGCACCTACAGTAAATACAACACAACAAGTATATGATTCTGCTACTGATGGAATTATGAACATGCAAGGTAAAAAATATGTGGGGCCTGATTCTGTTATACAGTATACACCAGAAGGACAAAGACAATTAAAAGAAATTGAAAAGGGAATGTTACCTCAGTTTGACCAAGAACAATTTCCTGATGTTGGTCAAGGTAAAGTAGAAGATAGAGGAGGCACAACTCCATTTACTCCTACTACATCAACTACACCATCTACATTTCAAACTCAAACTCCTGCATTTGACCCTTGCCCAGTAGGTTTTCAATTTGACCCACAGTTACAAAGATGTGTTCCTATACCACAACCAAAAAGTGATAAAGAAACAGGACCAAGTAATCCTCCAAGAAATGTAGGACCTCTTGCTAAAGCTACATCTTCAATAGCAGATGCTATTAAAAAACTTAGTGATGAAGGTAAATTTGCAGAAACATATGGCGAAGAGGTTAGTTTTACAATAGACAATTCTACTTTTTTATCTAAGCTAGGACCCATAGGTAAATTAATAGATACTTTTTTAATTAAAAATCCTGCAGATGATAATCTGTATAAATTAGGTGCAGACCCAAGAGCAACAGGAATTAGTGTATCACAAAACAAAGATGGCACATTAACTGTTAACTTTACTCAACAAGGCAAATATGAATTTGGACAAATTCAAACAAGTGAATCTTTAAAAGGTAATTTAGCTAGTACACAAAAAACAGACAGTCAAGGTAATATTATCAAGGCTCCAAATGGTCAACTTATGATTCAAGGTCCTATATCACTTAATAGTTTTGGAGTTACAACACCTACAAAATTAACATCAGACCCACAAACAATAAAAGATAATAAAAAAGCTGCTGAAAAAAGAAAAGCACAAGAAGATAAATTTAAAGGAACTATACCTAGCTCCGCACCTAAATCAAAAGGTGGTCAAGGTCTTCTTGGTGGAGGTCCGGGTAAAATTAAAGACGATAGTAAAGAAGCTACACAGTTTAAAGAAAGATTTAGTAAACAAAAATCTCAACAACAATTACAACAAGAAAGAAATCAAATGCTTAAAGATTTAGATAAAGGAATAAAAAAAGGAACAACAAAAAGTACAACAAAGACTACTCCTTCAAAGAGTAGTTCCTCAGGCTCTTTTAAAAGACCATCTTTTACAAAAAGTAGTGGAGGATATACACGTAAATACACAGGGGGTAGATAAAATATGGAAGAAGAAATGAGACAAGGTATGATGGGAGCAGATGTTGACACATCTCCTGCTGCTGCTCAACCTATGCAATTAACTGTATCAGCCAGAGAAGTTTCAAACAATTTACAAAATCTTGAAGAACAAGAAATGCAATTAATTACACAACTAAACGTACCACAGTTTAGAGATTTTATGTCCAAAGTATTTGGACCTGAGTTCGGTATGGTAATGCAAGAAGCTATACCTGAACCACAACAACCAGTTTCACCGCAAGGAGAAAGCCCTGCACCTACGCAAGGACAGGGTATGATGACGCAGCCACCCTCTCAATAGAGGCCCTGCATATAGGGGGCGACCTGAATCCAACAGCACCCCGAAGGAGAATAAATGGAACAAGACAATAAAGAAACTCCTGTTGTAGAAGAAAATTCCGAAGCAACAGAAGATGTCGCAAATCCAACTCCATACAAACATCCTAATAGGAATTTGATGGACAAGGAAATCGAAACAACAGCTACTGAAGAATCTAAGGAAGAATCTGACGAGACGAAACCTAAAGATGACCACCCTGTAGGAGTAGAAGATGCCGTATTTAAGAAGCGATATGACGACTTAAAAAGGCATTACGATGAAACTATATCTAAGCACAAAGATGAAGTTTTAAAACTTAGAAAAGAAAAAGAAGCGGTAGCCTCTAAACCAATCTTTAAATCTAAAGAAGAACTTGAAGAATGGCGAAAAGACTATCCTGATATGTATGACTCTGTAATGCAGTTAACTACAGAAGCTTCTATGAAAGCTAAACAAGAAATGGAAGAAGAATTGTTGCAAATTAAAAAACAACAAACTTCGTTAGCTAGAGATAGAGCAGAAGTAGAACTTGCAAAGAAGCATCCAGACTTTAAAGAGATTAGAGAAAGTTCTGATTTCCATGACTGGGCTTCTGTACAAGATAGTACAGTTCAATCTTGGCTTTATGATAATACCGATAATCCAAAATCTGCAGCACGTGCAATAGATTTGTACAAGTATGACAGAGGACTTTCTAATAAGAAGGTAACTTATGATGCAAAGAAAGAAGCAGCAAAAGCAGTTTCTAAAACTAAAGTATCTGAGACACCATCCGAAAAAAAGAAATGGACATGGGATGCTATCAAAAAAATGAAGCCAGAAGAGTATGCTAAGTTTGAAGACGAAATCGATAAGGCTCATAGAGAAGGAAGAATCGTATAAATAGTTAACTCATATCAATTTTAAACTTAATAATAGGAGACGATAACATGGCTTTTTCAAGCACTTCAGGACATAATAATCTAGCTAATGGTAACTTTAGCCCGATTATCTATTCCCAAAAAGTCCAGAAGTTTTTTAGAACCGCATCAGTAGTAGAAGCAATTACTAATACTGACTATGCAGGTGAAATTGAAAACTTCGGTGACACAGTCAATATAATCAAAGAACCTACTATTACTGTTAGTGCGTATTCAAGAGGAGCAGTCGTTGACACACAAGATATCGTTGATGACCAAATCCAACTTGTTGTCGACCAAGCAAACGCATTTTCATTTAAAGTTGATGACATTGAGGAAAGACATTCTCATGTTAACTTTGAATCAATTGCAACTTCTTCTGGTGCTTATGCACTCAAGAATGAGTACGACAAAAACGTAATCGCAGCAATGGTAGCAGGTGTAAGTTCATCTTCACCTGACCACTTACTAGGAGCAGACTCAGGCTCTGGCCAAGACCAAGATGTTGGTTTCGGTTCAAGTGAAGTAGACCCAGTAGACACAATCTCAAAACATAACAGACTGCTTAATGCAGCCGATGTACCTGAGGAGAACAGATGGTTCTTAGCAGGTCCTGAGTTTGTAGAGCAACTAGGTCAAGCAAACAGTAAGCTAATGAGTGATACAACCGGTAATGCAACACCATTAAGAAATGGTAAAGTACTTAGCGGTAAAATCATGAACATGGATGTATACATGACAAACAACTTTGCAGCAAGTTCAACTTCGAACTTCTTTAAAGTATTAGGTGGTCATATGTCATCTACAGCAACAGCTAATCACATTGCAAAGATTGAGGTAATTAGACACCCTGAATCTTTCTCAGATGTAGTTAGAGGTTTACACGTGTTTGGAAGAAAAGTATTAAGAGACAATGCTTTAGTTCTTTCACACATCTTAATAGACTAATAGGAGGATAATTAAATGGCAACTTTAACAGTAACAGGTAATACATCTTCTGCAGTTGGTCTACCAATCGGTAAGCCTGTAAGAATGGTCACACAAGTTGTGGACTTTTCTTCTTTCACTAACGCAGCGGGTGATGTTGTACAAGTAATCGAAGTACCGGCAAACACTTTATGTTTATATGCAGGTATGGATGTTCTAACTGCTGACGGAGCAGGTAACTCTGGAACATTATCTCTTGGTGATGGAGCAGACGTAGATAGATACGTTGCAGCTTCAACAGCAACTGCAGGTATGGAAGTAACCAGAGCAAGAGCAGGTGATAGTTCAATGGGAACTACATCTATCGGTTATGGTATATATGCTGCTGCTGACACTATCGACTTAGTAGTAGCAACAGGTGCAGTGGACTGTAAAGTCCGTGTATTCTGTGTACTTGCTGACTATGATGGCGAAGGTGACTCAGAAGCACAAAAAGTATCTATTGCATAATAGAACACACAGGGAGGGGTTTAGGCCCCTCTCTTTAATTTAAATGAAATTTTTTGTTGTATTAGTTATATTATTACATGGAGAAGTATCTCCAAAACTTTTTACATATAGATTTGTAGATTTTACAGAAATAGAAACCTGTAGTGTATTTATACAAACTAAAAAACCACAACTAAAAGAATCAATAGAAAACCAGTTTCCCGTAGAAACCATACACTCAAGCATGATGGTTTGTATGACACAAGAAGAAATAAACGCACTCAACCAAGTAAAACAGGATAGCAAATGGCAGGAACAAAAACATATTTAACATTAACTAATTTAGCACTTAATGAATTGAATGAAGTAGAATTAACTTCTTCTACATTTGGTTCTAGTAGAGGAATACAAACCTCTGCTAAGAACTTCATTAATAAAGCTGTTAATGAATTATATATGGCTGAAATAGAATGGCCTTGGTTACATACAAATGGAACACAAGCTACTTTTTCAGGGCAACAAGAGTATACTTTTCCTGCTGCATTTAGAAAAGCAGACTTTGACAGTTTTAGAATTAGACCTACAGAAAGAATTACTAATGGTGAATTTACATCAAATATAACTAGTTGGACTACAGTTAGTGGTAGCCCTGCTTATAATTCTACAGGTAATGGTAGACTACGATTAAACGCTGCAGAAGTAACACAATCTATTACTACTGTAGCAAATAAAAAACATAGACTAAGTGTTAGAGTAATGGACCCAAGTTCTAGTGGTAGTTCTATTACATTAAAAATAGGAACATCTTCAGGTGGCACACAAGTTTTAACTGATACAATAACTGTAACTGATACAGGTAATGGTAAAATATTATCAACTAACTTTACTCCTACTACAAGTTCTGTATTTGTAGGATTAGCAAACTCATCATCTGATAATTTAGATATAGATTTTATTAGAGTATCACAAGATGAAGTACCTTTACATTTATCTTATCTTAGTTATGATGCATACTTACAAGGACTATATACTAAGGATGAAGTAACTGATGATTCACAATATGGTAAACCTTTATTTGTATATAGAACACAAGACCATTTAAGTTTCGGATTATCTCCTATTCCTGATGGAGATTTTTATACAGTTGAATACGAATATTTTAAAACACATACAGAGTTATCTGCAGCTACAGATACTTTAGATTTACCAGATAGATATGCAGACGTAGTTGTTAATAGGGCAAAATATTATTTATATAAATTAAGAAATGATGTACCTATGGCAAATATTGCAAATGCAGAATATGAAAGAGGGGTACAAAGAATTAGAACAGAGATGTTAAATAAACAAGATTATATGAAAGATACTAGAGTAAATCTAAATACAACATCTAGAACAACAAGCAACACTTCTGTTTTAACTTTTACATAGAATGGCACAAGTACAACCTTCAGTTGTTAGTTTAGGTGGAGGATTAATCTTAAATAAAGATGTGTTCTCTATGTCTCCGGGTGAGGCACTACAGCTACAAAACTTTGAGCCAGATATTGAAGGTGGATATAAAAAAATATTAGGAACTGAAAAGTTTAATTCTAATATAGTTCCTCAAGTATCTGCATCTAGTGAAAGAGTTGTTTTTACTGCTATCTTTAATGATGTAGTATTAGCAGGTAGAGGTGGAAGTATACATCGAGCAAGTTCAGGTTCAGGTAGTTGGACATCAACTATTACAAGTTTAGGAACACCAACACAAAACTATGAACACAGATTATTTAACTTTGATGGTACAGATAAAATTGTTATTACTACAGGAACATCTAATCCACAAATATTAAATAGTTCTTTTAGCACTAGTGTTGTTAATGCAAGTGGTACTGCTAACTTTAAGTTTGTAGAAATATTTAAGAATCATATATTTTTTGCAGGAGATTCTAGTAATAAACAACAAATTAGTTTTATGGGTCCAACAGAAACTAATGATTTTACTAGCAACAATGGTGGCGGTACAATTAAAGTTGATGCAGAGATTGTAGGATTAAGGGCTTTCCGTGATAGTTTAATTATTTTTGGAAGAGATAAGATATTTAAATTAACGGGAACTTCATCTTCTAATTTTGCTGTAACTCCTATTACAAGAAACATAGGATGTACAGATGGTAGAAGCATACAGGAATTAGGTGGTGATGTTATATTCTTAGCACCAGATGGATTAAGAACTATTGCTGCTACAGAAAGAATTGACGATACAGAATTAGGAACTGTATCAAAACAAATACAAAAAAGAATTAATGATATAACTACACACAATATTAACTCTGTAGTTATTAGAAGTAAATCACAATACAGATTATTTTTTCCTACAGGAACTTCACAAGCAGAAGATTCATCAGCAGGATTATTATCTGTTATTAAAGCTAATCCTAATACAGGTTCACTAGGATTTGAATATGGTGATATAAAAGGTTTAAAAGTTTCTAGCACTGACTCTGAATTTATATCAGGTTCAGAAACAATAATTAGTGGTGGATATGATGGTTATGTATATAAACAAGAATCAGGAAATGTTTTTACACAAGCTAGTACAACTAAAAATATAAGTAGTATATACAGGTCACCTGATATGACAATGGGAGACCCCGGTATACGAAAAAATATGCAAAAAGTAATTTGGAATATTAATCCAACAGGAACATTATCATCTAGTTTTTTATTAGAGTATGATTTTAGTGATGATGAAGTTCCACAACCAGAGCCATACACATTATCTCAAACAGGTAATATAGCACAGTATGGTTTAACAGAATCTACATATGGAACAGCAGTTTATGGTTCTACAGGTTCTAACTTAATTAGACAAGCAGTTGAAGGTAGTGGATTTACGATTGCAGCTAAAATATTAGACGCAACAAATAATAGTCCAGTAGCTTTAAAGGGATTTGAAATGGAATTTTCAGCAGGAGGAAGAAGATAATAAATGGGTGACACTTACACAAGACAAAGTTCTGCAACCATCGTTGATGGTGGAACTATTGAAGCATCTCATTTTAATGCAGAGTTTGACCAATTATTAGCGGCCTTTGCTGCTAGTTCAGGACATACCCATGATGGAACTGCAGGTGAGGGTGGACCTGTAACAAAGTTATTAGGTAATACTTTAACATTTGGTGCAGGAACAGCAGGTACAGATATTACAATTACCTTTGATGGTGAGACTAGTGATGGTGTATTAAAATGGATGGAAGATGAAGATTACTTTGAGTTTTCAGATGATATACTAGTAGCTAGTACAGAAAAATTACAGTTTAGAGATACTGCAATATATATTAATTCTTCTGCAGATGGACAATTAGATTTAGTAGCAGATACAGAAGTCCAGATTGCTGCAACTACAGTAGATATAAATGGTAATGTAGATATATCAGGCACACTAACAGTTGCAGGTGCACTAGACTTTGGTGATGCTAATATAACAAATGTTGGAAGTTTAGCACTTGATAGTATTACTAGCGATGGTAGTACAATTACTTTAGATTCTAGTGGAGATATTATCTTAGATGCTGATGGTGCAGATATTACACTTAAAGATGGCGGTACAACTTTTGGTAGCTTAACAAATTCTAGTGGTGAGTTAGTAATTAAATCAGGCTCAACACCTACTGCAGCTATTACATTAAGTGGTGCTAATACAACTATTGAAGGTAACTTAACAGTAGACGGAAACTTTGATGTTACAGGAACTTTAGATTTTAGTGACTCAGCTATTACTAATGTAGGAAGTATTCAATTAGATAGTATTGCAGGTGACGCAGATTCTAACACATCTATTGCATTTAGTGGTTCAGATGTTATTACAATGACTACAGGTGGCACTGCTGCTTTAACAATAGATGCTAGTCAAAATGTAACGATTGCAGGTGACTTAACAGTATCAGGTGATGATATTACTATGGCCACAAATACTGCGGGTAATCTTTTAATCGCAGACGGGACAAACTTTAATTCTGTAGCTGTGGGTTCTTTATCAGAAATATCCACAGTAGCTAATGATGATGTATTCTTAGCAGTAGATACTTCAGGTGGCGGACTAAAGAAAATTACAAGAAGTGCAGTTGTAGCAGGACTTGCAACATCAAGTGCTATATCAAATGTAGCAGAAGATTCTACACCACAACTAGGTGGAGACTTAGATGTTAATGGTAATGATATTGTATCAGTATCAAATGGTAATATTAATTTATTACCTAATGGTAGTGGTAAGGTTATCTTAGATGGTAATGGTTCATCAGGCGGTGTATCTATTACAGATGGTAACATTGATATTAGAACAGGAACAGGTAGTGTTGCAAAAGTATTATTTTATTGTGAGTCATCAAACGCACATGCTCAAACACTTCAAGCACAACCTCATTCAGCAGGTAGTTCTGCAGTATTAACATTACCAGTAGCAACAGGTACACTTATTGGCACAGGAGATAGTGGAACAGTAACTAACGGAATGTTAGCAGGTTCTATTGCCGATAGTAAATTAAATACAATTACAACAGCCGATAAAGTTTCAGGTGCTGCAGTACAAATAGATGGTGCTACAGATGGTACAAGTATTACGATTGCAGATTCAGATAAGTTTTTAATAGATGATGGTGGTACAACAAAGTATGTTAATGCATCTCAACTTAATGCTTACACAAGTGCTGCAGTTGCCTTAGATGATATTTCTACAGGTGATGCTGCTGCAACTCTAGCAACGAGTGCAGGTAATATTACTATTGATGCTCAAGGTGATGATACAGATATTATCTTAAAAGGAACTGATGGTGGTGCTGATACTACATTCTTAACCATAGATGGTAGTGCTGCAGGTGCTGCAACATTTAATAGTGATGTAACAGTAGGTGCATTATTAAAAATGCCTGATGTTACTTCTGGTAAAATTTTAGTAGGCGATGGAACTTCTTATGAAGAGGTAGCAGTATCAGGAGATGTAACTATCGCTTCTAGTGGTGCAGTAACAATTGCCGCTAGTGCTGTAGAAAACTCTATGTTAGCAGGTTCTATTGCAGACAGTAAACTAAACACAATATCTACTGCAGGTAAAGTAGCATTATCAGCATTAGAAATAGATGGTGGAACGGATATAAATGCTGATTTAACAGATTCAGATTTAATTATAGTAGATGATGGTGCAGGTGGTACAAACAGAAAAGCTGCATTATCAAGATTAACAACTTACATGACGGGCCAAGGGTTTTCTACTGATGACCCCACAGCATTGGCAATCGCATTAGGATAGGAGGATAAATGGCAAATACATTTAAAGTAGTAACAAAAGCAGGTGTAACAAGTGCTGATGTTATCTACACTGTAGCCAGTTCTACAACAACAGTAGTTCTTGGTATTATGGTAGGTAACACAACAACATCACAGATTACTGCAACAGTAAGTTTAGGTTCAGACACTAGCAATAGAGCAGGTGCAAATAATGAAGCTAATCAAACAGTTGAACTAGTAACTAACGCACCCGTGCCTGTAGGTGGTACACTTGAACTATTGTCTGGTAACAAAGTGGTTATGGAAACAACTGACACACTTTCGTTAACAGCTTCAGGTGCTGCAGACATAGCTTTATCAATTATGGAGATAACCTAGAATGGCATATCTTGGTACACCTATAGATACAACCAATCAGTTTCAATCTTTACAAGGTAAAAGATTTAGTGGTGATGCTAGTACAACAGGATTTACATTAGACATTGCACCTAGTTCAGTATTTGACATAGAAGTCTTTGTAGAAAATGTACGTCAAGACCCAAACTCTGCATATAGTTTATCAGGTACTACATTAACATTTGCTGCCGCACCTCCTAGTGGTACAAATAATATTTATGTAATACATCAAGCAAAGGCAGTAGGAACTATTGAAGTTTTAGACAGTGCTATTACGACTGCTAAAATTAATGATAATGCTGTTTCTTTTGCTAAATTAGATAGCACTAATCAATCTTTCGTTAAATCTATTCCTCAGTCGGGTAGTGCCAAAACAAGTTCATACACATTGACAACAAGTGATATAGGTTCATTTATAGAAGTAGGTTCTAGTGGTGCTATCACAATTCCAAACAATACTTTTAGTGCAGGAAATGCTATTTCTTTATTTAATAATACTACAGGTAATATTACAATAACTTGTTCTATTACAACTGCTTACATTGCAGGAGTAAATACAGATGAGTCATCAGTTACTTTGGCTACAAGAGGTGTTGCTACTATTTTATTTATTAGTGGAACAGTTTGTGTTATTTCTGGAAATGTTAGTTAATGAGTGGAATACACCTTAATTTATTAGGCAGTACATTTTCATCAAACTACGATATACAATATTTAATTATCGCAGGTGGTGGAGGTGGTGGAATTATAAGAGGCGGTGGCGGAGGTGCAGGTGGCTATCGTAGTTTAACTGCATCAGTTACACCAGATACAGGATACACAATTACAGTAGGAGCAGGTGGTGCAGGAGATTCCACAGGTTCAGCAGCATACACAGGAGCAAAAGGAAGTAATTCTAGTGCATTTTCAAACTCAGCAACAGGCGGAGGTGGAGGTGCAGGAAACCATCCGAGTAATGACAATGCCGATGGTATGGATGGTGGCTCTGGTGGTGGTGGTAATGCTTCAAGTGGTCCACGAAGCGGAGGGTCTGGTAACGAAGGAAGTTACTCTCCGGCAGAAGGAAATGATGGAGGAACAGGAACATCAGGACAAGGTCATGCCCCCGGAGGCGGAGGTGCAGGAGAAGCAGGAGATACTGATGGTAATGGTCATGGTGGCGATGGTGCAGCATGGTTAGATGGAACTACTAGAGGCGGAGGCGGTTCTGGTGGTGGAGTAAGTGTCGATGCTGTTAGACCCGGTGGCGATGGCGGTGGCGGTGATGGTGGTACTGCTGATTATAAATCAGATACAGACCCAACATCAGGTACTGCAAATACAGGCGGTGGCGGTGGCGGAGCAGGTGATGACAACACTACTGCAGGTTCAGGCGGTTCAGGAGTTGTTATTATACGTTATGCAGGTTCACAAAAAGGAAGTGGTGGCTCTGTTTCATCTTCTGGCGGATATACATATCACACATTCAATTCTTCGGGAACATATACAGCTTAACATGGCACATTTTGCAGAATTAGATAACAACAATATAGTTTTAAGAGTTTTAGTAGTAGGTAATAATGATTGCTTAGATGCTAATAATAATGAATCAGAAAGTGTAGGAATAAGTTTTTTACATAATTTATATGGTAGTGATACAGTTTGGAAACAAACATCATATAATGGAAACATAAGAAAAAATTATGCAGGGATTGGTTATACTTATGACCAAACAAGAGATGCTTTTATTCCTGCAAAACCTTTTAATAGTTGGGTATTAAACGAAACTACTTGTCTTTGGGAAGCACCAATTGCTTATCCTACGGATGGAGAAATGTATCAATGGAACGAAACAAATCAACAATGGGATTTAAGGGATTAAAAATATTATAATAGGAGTAAATAATGTCACTTAGTAAAATACAGTCAGAGTCAATAAATTTAGCAGACAACTTTGCCTTTACAGGTACAGTTAGTGGAGCAGGAGGCGGCAAGGTGGCCCAAGTAGTCCATCAAAACTTTACAACAGCTTTTTCAACAACTTCTGCTACCTATGCCGATACAGGATTAACACTTGCGATTACACCTACAGCTTCAGATAGCCAACTTTATATTTCAGTCTTTATGAATCAAATTGTTCATAATGGTGCTAGTTTTGCAAGTTTTAAATTGTTTGAAGATAGTACAGAATTAGAAGAATGGTATAAAGCACATGGATACGCAGATAATGACGCAAGTTCTGTAGCTTTTAATGTTAAAAGGGCTGCATCTTCTACTTCTGCAAGAACTTATAAAGTACAAATGGCTAATACTCCTAATACCGGTGGAACATTAAGACTGAATAATTCACAAGCAGATGGACAATCAGCCCAATCAAGCATGATGATTATGGAGGTATTAGCATAATGATAGTAGAGGCAATATTAAAAATTAATCCTAATGCAGAAGTTGCTGTCATAGGTGATGATATAGATACTTGTAGTATTGAGTGGCTTAATGGTACAACACCTATATCTAATTCAGATATAAAAGCACAATTT